CAATACTTATGTATTCCTTTATGCAAGGACTGTCACCAAGGCCCACATAACGGAATTCATGGGTCAGCTAGGATTTGGTCTGTGATGAAGTTAGACGAGATGGACGTTTTAAATCTAACACTTGCAAAACTTTTCAGATAGCGCACAATGGACGCACTCAGTTGCCATTGAGACTTTAGAGGGACTTGTTCCCTCTTTTTTTTTATGAGATAATGGTACAAACTCCTAGGGACACTTATGTCTGGATTATTAGAGCCATCCGTAAAAATTGAGATTGAGATACAAAGCCAAGAAAAAAAAGGCGAAGCGTGTCCAGTTGCCACAGGTGACGTAGAAGTCAATCTTGAGTGTCGCCAGAAAGCCATCGACAAGGCGAACTATGGCCCGATGAATCCCAATGAAGCAAACGCTGATTACTGGCGTGACATTTCTAAGGCATGGAGAATCTCACCTGCACAGGCTAAAAAGTCTCGTTGCGGTAACTGCGCTGCTTTCATTCAAACCCCTAAGATGCTTGCTTGCATTGAATCAGGCTTGGATGGTACAGAGATGGATGCTTGGGAAGTCATTGACGCTGGTGACTTAGGCTATTGCGAAGTGTTTGATTTTAAGTGTGCTTCCAAGAGGACTTGTGAGGCATGGATTAGTGGTGGGCCAATAACGGAGGAAGATTATGATGGGAACGACAAACCAACAAGCGATGGAAATGATGCAGAAGTATTTGCAGAAGAAGCCTAAACCCATGCCTGTCAGGGGTGAACGCACTGCTAAAAACGCACAGAAAAAGGCTAAAAAATGAAAGGCTTATACGCAAATATTGCTGCGAAGAAAAAACGCATCGAATCACAAAAGGCTGCTGGTAAAACTCCAGAGCGTATGCGTAAGGTAGGTAGCAAGGGTGCGCCTACTGCTGATGCTTTTAAACAAGCAGCTAAGACTGCTAAAAAGAAGTGATTAAGCGAGGCTCAGAGCAGTTTTCTGGCTACAACAAGCCCAAAGCTACTCCTAACCATCCAACCAAGTCTCACGCTGTATTGGCTAAGTCTGGTGAGGATGTAAAGCTGATTCGTTTTGGTCAGCAAGGGGCAAAGGGTTCACCTGATGGCACGAAGCGTAACGAAGCGTTTAAGGCTCGTCATGCTGAGAACATTGCCAAGGGTAAGATGAGTGCAGCGTATTGGGCTAACAAGGTAAAGTGGTAATAAACCTTGGCTAGTGGTATAAACTAGCCTTTTAACTTCACCAACCCGAAAGGGAGTGATACAACATGACACAAAATCGTAAATTAGAATGGCGTTCAGTATCAACATTGATTCCATACGCTAGGAACTCACGGACTCATTCTGATGAACAGATTGCCCAGATAGCGGCAAGCATTAAAGAGTTTGGGTGGACTAACCCAATTCTTATTGATGGCGACAACGGCATCATTGCAGGTCATGGCAGACTTTCTGCTGCTCGTAAGCTAGGACATGAGGAAGTTCCAGTTATAGAGCTAAAAGACCTAACAGAAACCCAGCGCAAGGCTTACATCATTGCCGACAACCGCCTAGCCCTAAATGCAGGATGGGACAATGAAATGCTGACCATTGAGTTAAACGACTTACTGGCTGACAATTTTGCTTTGGACATATTAGGTTTTGACCCTAAAGAATTAGCCGCACTACTTGAGCCAGAAGTGGTGGTAGGGCTTACAGATGAGAACGATGTCCCTGATATACCTGACGAGCCAATTACCAAGTTAGGCGACATTTACCAATTAGGCAACCACCGATTGATGTGTGGGGACTCCACTAGCATTGACGCTGTGGATAAGTTGATGCCTGAGACAGCAAACATGATTTTTACTGACCCACCTTATTTGATGGACTTTACTGGTGGGATTCATGGCGATGGTTCTAAATCATTTAATGCTAAACATGGAAGCATTAAAAACGACAAAATGTCAGACAAAGAAGGCGATGACTTTCTGGATGCAATTAACAGCGTAATTACATCTAAAGTAGATGGTGCTTTTTACATAACATTTTATCGCTTAGGCATAAACAAATACTTTGCCAGTATGGAAAGAACAGGACTTAAATGCCGTTCTCTGGTTATCTGGGATAAGGGAAACCATACTTTAAGCAATAGCGATTACATGAGTATGTATGAGCCTATGTTTTATGGGTGGGTAAACAACCACAAGTTTTATGGTGGTAAAAATGGCATGGACATTTGGCGCATCAAAAGAACCGCCAAGAATGACTTACACCCAACTATGAAGCCTGTTGAACTTGTCGAAAAAGCAGTTTTAGATGGTAGTGCCATAAATGGAATTGTTTTAGATTTGTTTGGTGGTAGCGGTACAACCATTGTTGCTTGCGAGAAACATAACCGACATTCCCGAGTAATGGAATTAGACCCCAAGTATTGCGATGTCATAGTAAAGCGATGGGAAGATTTCACAGGCAAAAAAGCTATGTTAGTAAACGCTAACGAAGAACTTTCGGAGATATAAAATGCAACAGGGCAAAAAATATGAACCGACTGATGAAAACAAGAAGCTGGTAAAGACACTAGCTGCTGTTGGAATTACCTTTGAAGACATAGCTACCAAGCTAGAGATTAGTTCTGACACGCTGGTAAAGTATTACAAAAAGGAACTGGATGATGGTCGTATAGATGCTAACGCTAGTATTGGGCAAACCTTGTTCCAACAGGCTAAGAACGGCAATACTGCTGCTGCTATCTTCTGGTTAAAGACTAGGGCTAGATGGAAAGAAACCCATGCTGTTGAGCACAGTGGGCCAGAAGGTTCTGAACTGGTCATTAAATGGCAGAGTTAATCATTCCTTATAAACCAAGGGAACACCAAATTAAGGTTCACGAGTTACTGGATGGCAAACGCTTTGCAGTTGTAGTGGCACATCGTAGGTTCGGTAAGACTGTAGCTGCTCTTAACCACTTAATCCGTGAGGCGGTGCTAAACGAGAAAGAAACACCTAGATACGCTTACATTGCGCCTACCTATGGACAGGCTAAGAGGGTAGCTTGGGACTATCTCGTTAAATACACTACACCGCTAGGCGGTACTAACAACATCTCAGAACTAAGGGTTGACTTCTGGGGTAGGCGTATTCAGCTATATGGCTCAGACAATCCTGATTCCTTGCGTGGTCAATACTTTGATGGGGTCATCATTGACGAGGTGGGTGACCAGAATCCTAAGATATGGACTGATATTGTTAGACCTGCTCTGACAGACCGCAAGGGATGGTGTTTGTTCATTGGCACACCCAAAGGACACAACCACTTCAAAGAGTTGCGAGACAGGGCTGAGAAAGAAGAAGGATGGGGTCTGTTGGAGTTTAAAGCCTCTGAGACAGGGGTAGTAGACGATACAGAACTAAAGGCTGCTAAGAACGAGATGGGCGAAGACAAATACCGCCAAGAGTTTGAGTGTAGCTTTGACGCTGCCGTAGAAGGCTCTTACTATGGGCAAATGCTAAACGAGTTAGAAGACAAGAAGCATATGCAAAAGATTCCCAGAGAGGAAATCAGCAGAACATTTACTGCATGGGACTTGGGAATGGGTGACTCTACGTCTATCTGGGTGGCTCAATTGGTAGGTACTGAGGTGCGTCTAATTGATTACTATGAGAATCACGGGGTAGGATTAGACCATTATGTGAAGTGGATTAAGGATAACGATTATCTCAAAGCAGAGCATATTCTGCCTCATGACGTAAGAGTTAGGGAACTTGGCACAGGTAAGAGCAGACTAGAGATGCTTGAGGAAGCTGGACTAGAGGTAAAGATTGCTCCCAGAATGGGACTAGACGATGGCATCCAAGCGGTAAGAAGGTTGCTGCCAAGGTGCTGGTTTAACGTGCCACAAGTACAGAATGGCTTGAACTGCCTGAGAAACTACCGCAGAGACTACGATGAGAAGCGTAAGATATTCTATGAAAGACCACTACACGATTGGTCTAGTCATGGCTCTGATTCTTTCCGTTACTTAGCCCTTGGATTGGATGAAGGACATTCAACATGGTCTAAACCTATTAACCAAACTCCGAAGTGGATTGTGTAATGTATGTATCTATGCAGGGTGTAAATCTAGCACCTAAAGTAAAAGAACTTGAAAAGCGTATCGAAATGCTTGAAAATGTGGTAAATGAGTTAAAATTGGATAAACCCAGAATTGGAAGACCTCCAAAGGACAAGCATGGCACAGAACGAGTTAATGTCGATAATCCAAGCAGAGATTGACGATGCAATTGGATTTATTGAAAGCGAAACTGTTGAGCAGCGCAAACAGGCTTTGGAGGCTTATCTACGACAGCCATATGGAAATGAAACCGAGGGTAAGTCTCAAATCGTTACTGGAGAAGTGGCAGAAGCGATAGATGGTGCGCTACCTAGCTTAGTTCGTATCTTCACAGGCTCAGACAATATCGTAGTCTTTGAGCCACAAGGCCCAAGGGATGAAGCCTCTGCCAAGCAAGCCACAGACTACTGCAATTGGGTGTTTAACCGAGATAACGAGGGTCTAGCCATTCTGCACGATTGGTTCAAAGATGCCTTGATGCAGAAGAACGGCATTGTTAAGGCGTATTGGGAAGATAAAGAAGACATTACAAAAGAGCGTTACTTTGACTTGTCAAACGATGAGTTAGCAATGCTGATGAGTGATGAGACTATGGAGATTGTCGAGCAAGATACAACAGAGTTCCCTATCTTTGACCCAATGGGACAGCCAGTTATAGACCCTATGGGTATGCCTGTGATGGGTGCTACTCATAATGTTGTGGTGCAGCAGAAGAAGAAATCTGGCAAGGTAACGATTGAGAACGTACCCCCAGAGGAGTTCTTGATTAGCAAGAAGGCTAGAACTATTGCTGATTCACCTTTCGTAGCCCACAGACAGATGTTGACTCGTAGCACTTTGATTGCCATGGGATTTAACAAGAAGCAGGTAGAAGGCTTGCAGATGGGTGATGCACTAGCGTACACACCAGAGCGTGTGGCTCGTTACGCAGCAGGTGAGCAACCTTACCAGACCCAGACTGATGACCCTTCAATGCAAGAGATTGAGGTCTTTGAGTGTTATGTCAAAACTGATATAGACGGCAAAGGCATTGCTTCATTGGTTCAAGTGTTCTACGCTTCAAACGAGATTCTTGAGGATGCCAAGGGTAAGGAGATGGTTGAGGAAGTTGACTATGTTCCTTTCCACTCAATCTGCCCTATTCCTATCCCACACAAGTTCTTTGGTAACTCGTTAGCTGACAGAACAGTTGACCTACAGTTAATCAAAACCACTATCACTAGGCAGATGTTGGATAACTTATATCTGACAAACAATGCCCGAGTGGTAGCCATTGAAGGGCAGGTAAACCTTGATGACTTGCTTACATCTACTGCTGGTGGTGTTATTCGTGCTAAGTCTCAAGGAGCTGTTCAACAACTTGTAGTTCAGAACGTGGCTCAAGCTGCTTTCCCAATGCTTCAGTATCTGGATACCATCCAATCAAAGCGTACAGGCGTATCTGATGCTTCACAGGGTTTAGACCCATCTGTATTGCAGAACGTGACTGCTGCTGCGGTTGCCTCTATGCAACAAGCTGGCGCAGGTAAGATTGAGTTAATGGCTCGTATCTTTGCTGAGACAGGCGTTAAGTCTTTGTTTAAAGGCATACTACATTTGTTATGCAAGTACCAAGACAAAGCCCGTCTGGTGCGTATGAGAGGAGAATTCGTAGAGTTTGACCCTAGAACATGGGCTAACCAATACGATGTGTCTATTAACGTAGGTTTAGGTGCTGGTAACAGACAAGAGCAGATGGCTATGTTGTCGATGGTTCTTGCTAAACAAGAGCAGTTGATTGGTCAGTATGGCCCTGCTAACCCTTACGTTTCACCTGCTCAATATCGTGGCACTTTGGGACGCATGATTGAGATTGCAGGGTTTAAGGATAGTGCTGAGTTCTACAAGCCTATTACGCCAGAGCAAGACCAAGCCCTGTCGAATCCTCCTCCACAAGAGCAACAGATGCCCCCAGAAGTACAGGCATTGATGGCCAGAACTCAAGCTGAGATACAGGCTAACCAAGCCAAAGCACAAGCTGACTTGCAGATGCAACAACAGCAGATGCAGATTGATATGCAGATGGCGCAACAGAAGGCTGCTCTTGAAATGCAATTGATGCGTGAGAAAGAGATGGCTAAGTTGCAACTTGAGCGTGAGAAACAACAGGCTTACTTTGCGCTGAAGCAACAAGAGTTTGAAGCAGAAGCCCAAT